CCAAACCCAAGAGTCTCGCCCCAGATCTCAAACAAGAAATCAGCAACCTCTGTCACTGTTCGCAGGGGAACGAGAGCCACCCTCATTGTAATAGATGCTGCATACTTCTGATCCGGAATTGGCAAAATTGTAAAGGTATCTACGTCCTTCTGTGTGTATGCGGCGGGTGGGCCGCTGCTGGGGTTGTAACCAGTAATGTTGGTTCGGTAGGCATCTGGGACACCGATAGCATCTGGAGCCAAAGCCTCAAGCTCCTGCCCAAGATACCAAACCTTCATGATTTTTTGAATTCGATAGTCTTTTGGCGGCTCCAGATCGTAATCTGTTATGCCTGCCAAAACCGTGACCGCATCCATCGTTTCCTGATAGATCAGACTTTTTTCACAGAACTCAATGATTGTGTTACGAAGTGCGCGGATAGCCATATCGGACGTACATCCGGGTACATCAGGAAGGATCTCTGGCAGGAATGATTCAAGTGTCTTCATGTGATTCCCAAAAGTCCAGATTTAAACTTCTGATAAAGGGCGGCTGATCTTCCATCCACTGCGAACTCATCGTCTCGCAACTCTGCTCGATGAACAACATAGTCCACCATCGCAAGAAGGTAGTCGTCAGAGATTGGTATCGTGGTAGAAACCGTGTAGCTTGCGAAAGAGGTGGTCAGGTTTGACAGAAACAAATCTGGCCTGACCCGACGAGCCTCGATAAGAGCCGAGCGAGCATAGCTCAGCAACTGGGCCTCCGTATAGCGAGGGATTGGGTTCAACTCACTGACTTCATCATTGAGAATGATCCGCGCATCGTCCATTACATTTTGAAATGTTGCCATTTATACTACCAAAGTACCTTTCTAGCCCAGTGATTTGCACTGAACACATCATCCTTGGTGGGCTGACCGCTTTTATTCTTTATACCCGCTGATCGAGCGAGGTAGTTTTTCCGGCGCTCAGGGTCTTTGTGCTGGGTGAAGTCCTCCATCCCACGCAGTCCAAAGCGAACAAGCTTTACTTCGTCGCCTTTCTTGGCGAGAACAACCTTCTTTTGCTTTGCGCCAGCAGGAGCATTCTTTGGTTTATTGAAGCCATCAAACTCCTGACCACGATAAACAATTTTACCGCCCTCGCGTTTTACGTCCTTGGCTTTCATGCGGCCTCTTTAAACAGTTTGATGGTTATCTCATCCTGCACAGAAATCTCGTCGTCAGTTGGTTTCTTTGGCTTTGGCTCGTCTACTACCGCCTCGTACCCCAACTCCAGTAGCTTCTCGTCGTAAACCACTATCCTGCCCGTGCGTTTGTTTCTCATGAACATGTGATTCTCCCAACTGGAATACTGATTCTGGCTTGATCGACTGCAAAGACTCGCAGTTTTTTATACATCGCTCGTCCCAGCCGTGGTCTCTTTGCCAATAACACCCTGTGCATGGCATGTCGGAGCTTATCCCAACGACAGATTCTCCGCAATCAAAAACAAAGTCTCTTGTGGTCGGGCCAAGGACAGCAACTGTCGGTGTGCCAAGCAATCCGCCAATGTGCGCCATGCCACTGTCGTTGCCGTACATGACGGTGGCGCTGCCGATCAGTTCAAGGATCTCTGAGGCTGGCCGACTCCAGTAAAGCCGAGATGATGGGATCTTTTCAAGAGACTCTCGATCTCTACCTGAGCCTATGGTTACGACTACGTACCCTGCATCTGTTAACAGATTAGACAGATCTGTCCATCTGTCGGCGTTCCAAGAGCGCACCGACCAAGCACCTGTAGGTACAAGAACCGCCAGCTTCTCAGCCTTGGCGTACTTGGTTACCATCTCTGGCCTCTTGGCTGTGCAGTTTGGAATCTCGTAGTAACGGCGCAGGTTCTGGACGTACCAGTTTGGCCTTGATCCACCAGACCCTCCGGATCGGAGTTGGCCCTGATAGTCAAGGTTTGCGTCTGCAAAGAAATCTGTCTCTGGGCAAATGCTGACATTGGGGTGCGAAACAGCGGAGAGCCAATCGCCATGCCTCGTGTGAAGCGTAACGTTGAACCCTTGATCTGCTATTCCGCAAGCCGCATACATTCCACAGACAGCGTCCCCAATCCCCAACGCAGAGACATAGAACGTAACGTCTTTCGTCCGCTTCGGCGGATCTCGTGGATCATCCTCATACTCTGCGTAGTATCCAAGCTCAAGCAAGGATCTATCGTAAGCATGAAGTTTGCTGGTTTGTGTGTTGCGGATGTATCGCATAAAAGGGGAGGAGGCCAAAGCCTCCCCCAATTCCTCGGCAACTACTTAGGCCTTAGAGACCAGAGCGTTGACCAAAGCCTCTGGCTTGGTCACCTTGTAACCATAGACATTCAAGCCACGAACGATGTTACCGAATGTGGATTGAGCGCGGATGGTCTCGACGTTTGCCATTTGTGAAGCAAAGGAGATTGCGTCACGTGTACCGGCAAGAATGTTCCAGCCACGAACGTCAGCAGCAGTACCTGTGCCGCCGGTAGATGAGTCGGAACCCAAGTCAGTGGCGTAAGGCAGGCTGTTAGAGACGTACAGGGTGAAGCGGTCGATCATGCCCAACTTACCGTTACGCAAGGGAGACTGGCTGTCGCCGGTCAAGTACGCTTGCTTCAGGTCAGAGTTCTTAATCAAGGCGGCCATCCATGAAGGAATAACCAACCAGCGACCAGTTTCGGGAACGTCTTGCTCGTCCAACACTTGGCCCATGTCCAAAATCAAGTCCAACACGTTGGTCTTGCTGATGGCGCGGGTAGCGTAGGTAGCACCCAAGTTGATGTTGCCTGAGATAGCGCCAGCAGTTGCGCCTTTGTTGGCGCTTGCTGCGGCTGTCTTCACGCCATTCAACACATCAGTGTCGATAGTGATCTTCATTTGCTCGCTGGCATCGTTGGTGAACATGTCCATCAACTTAACGTCTGCTTGAACGGCATCAACGTCATCCAACACTACAGAGAAGTATTGACCTTGGTCAATGTTCAACTCTAAAGGAGTGGATGTGGGGACTTCGTTCGTCAAATTCATACCTTTTGTGTATGAACGGATGGTGATGGTGGGGATTGAACGGATATAGACTTTATCGCCTTGACCCTTGATCTCGCCTTCCCAATCATTGTTGGTGATTTCTGACAAGACGGTTGTCTTGTAGAACTTAGCTTGCAACTTGCCAGACCAAACTTCAGGGATGAATTTAGTTGTGCTGGCAGTTGAATACTGGGGATATGCTCCGCTGATTAGGGCTGCGGAACCTGCGCCTGCTATACCTAATGACATGATTTTTCCTTAAAAAAAGATTGATTTGTTTGGGTCATCGAATACGACCCTCGAAAGATGCTGATGCAATATCAGCTTCAATGGCACTTGCGTCTGCATCTGAAATAGTTCCTCGTCTCACCCTGTCGTAGAAAATTGTGATTTCTGCGCGAGTCCAAATCTTCTTCGCTTGCGGTGTAGAAGGAGCTTGGTTTGTTGGTGGGACAATTTGCTGTTCCATTGATGCGGTGCTTTGTGCCGCCCACGATTGTGATGTCTTCTTATACATGTTGAAGAACTTCGCAGCTCGAACTGGATCACGTTGATTTTCTGCTTTGCCGAGAAGAGCCTGTCTGGTTTCTCCTGTAAGGTCATCAACACCATCGAGCCAATTTAGAAAATTAGCGTCAGCGTTAAGAGCCTCCCAGTCGGGAACCATTTCAGTCAGTGACTTGAAGAAGTTGTCCTGCACGACATGTGATTGAACAGATTTGACCGAATCAATTTCGGATCGGAGTTTTGCAATCTGTGCGTCCTTCGATGCCAGCTCTTCTCTGGCGACTCGACGGGCTACGTCAATCAAACCTTCACCGTATTGCTCGATCTCCTCTGGCTTAACCAAAAGCTCGACAGGTTTTGCGTTCTTCATATCTTCGAGTTGTTCTTCGAGAGACTGGAGACGACTCTTCAGATCTTTATTCTCGTGTGCAAAGCGAGGAACTTCAGCGTTGTACTTCCCTTGTAAAACCTTAAAGCGGTGTTCCCAGCTTTCCTCTTGAGGAGGAGGCGTGGAGTCAACAGTAGGTTGGGGAGTTGGAGGGTCTTGCGATTCAACCGGAGGTTGAGGCATTTGCTCCATCTGGCTCTGCTTCTCTATCTCTTGCAAAATTTCATCAGCTCGCTTTTCAGCGGCGATTACTGCACGTGGTAATGTAGACATCGTTTCTCCGTGAGCCGAGACAGTCACATTCGAGTCTTGCGGTATTCGAGTGATTTGTTCGGTGTTCAACGGTTGCTGGGAAGGCCAGCACCTGTTGCAGCAAAATGCTGCTAGACAGTCCTAAGACTATCTACCGCAACTTTCGGATAACCTCTTCGGCATCCTTTGATTTTTCTAAAAACTCACTAACAGCCTGCGCCGCTCCCTGCTGCCAACGACAGAGAACTTCATCTCTGGTGCTGGCGCTGTCGCGGTATAGGTCTTGTAGTGAGGCCACCATCCATTGCTGAATGGTCTCGAACTGAGGGTTGCCCTTGAGTGAAGCAAGGGCGTTTAAAACTTGTATTGATGGCTTCTGAAGCATTAGAGCAAGCCAGCTCGCTTAGCCTGTGCTTTTTCCATTGCTGTCAGGTTACCAGCAGCAATGCGTGATTTAAGGTATCTCTTTTCAGCAGATTCCATAAATGAGTCTTCTTTAGCTCCGTAAACTTGGGAGGCTTGCAAACCACCACGCACATTTGGAATGATCTTGCCTTCTTTGTCTATCTGACCAAAGCCGGGGACAAATGTACTTGTTCGATCACGAAGACGTTTTGTTTCGTCGCCAGTGTCTGTTTTGCTATCCTGCTCTATTTGTCGCTGCCTATTTTTTTGTTGAACTATGTATTCAATGTCTTTTTGCGAATTACCAATTGTGTTCATTCTTCCGGCTGTATTCGTAACTTTAACTGCTGGAGGAACAGGCATAGACCGAGGTGAAGACTCTTGAAGATTAGAGCCAGAGCCAGATGCTGTATTAGGCGTACCGTCCTCATTGTA